TACGTACTGATAGATCATTAACGATCAGCCCAGGAGCCAACACAGAAACTTGTCCATTTGAGGTAAATGGGATAATGTTATCACAGTAAATGTCTGCAGCTGAACTACCAGTGTTAAACGTCTGATTCGACATTTTCCAGGCTGGTTGCGAAGCGACCGATAAATACGATAACTCTTTCTCAATTCTGTGTAACCTCCTTTTCTGCTTAGGCCACATTAAGCATGGAAGGAAGAAATGACATCATACTCCAATGCATTTGCCACTCCTCCTCCACGATATGCGTTCATACCAGCTCTTGCAACCGACATGGCTGCCCGTCTCCCGCTCGAAGTAGACAATACGTTTCGAGCTAAACCCAAGACCCTACCAAAAGGTCCTCCGCCAATTTCAGCAAACTTAGCCTTCGCCGATATTGGTTCCATATTTTGAGCGACCATACTAGCCACTTCCTGCACACGCTCAAAACCAACCATGTCCGTAGTATTAGGCCTCACCATGCCTTGTGTCTTAGGACCCAAAAATTCATTATGCTGTATATACTCAAGCTCGAAAACTGAACTAACTGCTGCTGGTATTAGCATTGCCAACATTGGCGCACCGGAATACAAAGGGTTTGCGACAGAGGTCACAACCCTAGAATCTCTTCCAGGACCACCAAAAACGACAGAACTAACAACGACAGCTGAATGTGCAGGAAATTCAAATCCACCACAATCCCATCTGCATAAAGTGCACACCTGAGCCGGGCACGAAATGCAGACAGCGTAATAGACTATACCTCCTAGATTCAATGTTATACAAGATCCCTTAGTATTCAATAGAGTAGCTCCCGCTGCTGTCAACCCCACAAAGGTTATGACCGGGGATGCGCCAAGGGCATTTGTAACAGTTGCCGATGTGTAGGAAAGTGTGGTTGCAATGGTAGACGTCGTAACGTCAGCACTACCAACTAAATTCCCCTTTGACAAACCGTAAACGTTGCCGTCGCGCGAATACTCTATCTCATCCTGATGAACCGAATAAGCCGTTAACTCAAATCTCTTTATACCACCTCTTTGAACCATAGTCGCCCTCTGTGATGCTAGTAATGCAGGAGATAAATTATTCAAGTTATGATGAGTTGGCTCAACGTAACCATAATATAACCCTCCTGTGTCTAGTGTCTTACTCACGTTTTGCAACGAAAATCCGGCTGATATAATCCTACCTTGAACATTAGAGTCATCACCATTAATGTATTGAAAATCACTAACACTATAAGGTAAGCCGGTCAAATACTCAAAAGTTAACCAACTAGCCCCATAAAGATTGGCGTAACTCAAAGGATTTTCCGTAGAAAATCCCCTAAAAGGAGCTACACCAGTGTCAGGAATATTCGCTATCGACGGATAATGAATCTCGTTCGTACGTATCATGTATGGTGAATTTGCTGCCATACATGGCATAACGTAGAAGTACATGTTTCGCGCGACACCAGGTGTGGTGATCACGGTTCTTGCGAATGCTGAGTTTTTCATAGAAGGTGGACTAGGCCACTTAGGTATGCAAGCCCCTTGAGCTTTAACCGACCACGGGTCGGCTATTGCTCTTAAATATGCGGCTGTACAATCCCCAAGGTTGTCTCTTGCTTCTTTAGATACGCTCAATCCTTTCTGAACTTTCGAAGATAACTTCTTATTTTGCAGAGCTAGGTTGCTGACTCTGGCCTCCATTTGCTTCATTGAAGGGCTTTGCTTGCCTGATTTTTTACTAGTCTTCGACTTGACTGATTTGTTACTGCTTTTTCTTTCTTTTACCATGTTATTTAAAATTTCCCCACTTAGTGAAGAACTAACGTACTAATACATCTAGCATGTAACCTGCGACACTAATTAAAGTGGACGTCG